AGCAATTGGTAGAGAGTTACTTAGACATCGCTCCTTTACATTTCAAGAACTAAGTCAAAGATATGTAGATATTACTAAGTTCGAACCTATAGAACTTAGAAAGCAATGTGAAGATAATAGACAATCTAGTACAGAAGTTATTAATCCTCAATTAGAGGATTGGGCAGCTGTGCATTTATTAGGAGAAGCTACAAATGATCTAAGTGCAGATAGAGTTATACAAACTTTAATTTTTACGATTCAATCAGTATATAATGCACTAATAGAAAAAGGAGTTGCCAAAGAGTGCGCTAGATTTATACTTCCAGAATGTACTTCTACTACTATCTTGATGACAGGTTCACTTAGATCATGGATTCACTTTCTAGAACTCAGAGATGATTCTAGGGCACAAGTAGAAGCTCAACAGGTAGCAAAAGAGATTAAAAAAGAATTAACAAACAGATTTAATAATATATTTGAAATAAAAGAAACAGTATAATGGCAGACTTTAAACTTTACTTTCCAACCCTTCTTAAATGGGAAGGTGGACTAGCAGATGATCCTAATGACCACGGCGGTCTTACTAAATATGGAGTAACACTTCAAGAATGGATTGATGATGGTTATGATAAGAATAAGGACGGTCATATAGATGGATTAGATCTTAGAGAGATTACAGAAGATGATGCAGCTAATATAGCAAAGAAATTTTATTGGGATGTAGTAAAAGGAGACCAGATTAATAATCAATCAATAGCGGAATTCATTTGTGACTGGGCTTATAATTCTGGTACTAAGAACGTTGTACTTAAACTTCAACATCTATTTAATTTAAAGCCAGATGGCATAGTTGGACCCGATACATTGAATTATCTAAATACACAACCTCAAGAACAATTATTTAATCAACTAAAACAAAGGAGAGAACAATTCTATAATGCTATAGTAAAGTCAGATCCTAGTCAAAAGAAGTTTCTTAGAGGATGGTTAATAAGGAATAATTCATTTACATTTAAACCTTAAAGATGAAAGCAACATTATTACAGATTGGTTCATTTTATATTAGACTAGAAGTTCCTTTAGTAGTTACAGAATTACTATTAGGGGCTGAGACTTTAGAAGGAATGTATACTTTATGTGAAGATGAAAGTTTTATTAATTGTTTAATGTATAAATTTACTGAGCTTAAATTAGGATTTATTATTTTAAATATATCCTTTGGAATAGAGAAAGAAATGAATATTAAAAATCTTGAATAAGAATGTCAAATAATCAGATATATAATAAGAAGACGATGGCCTTTAGCACGGACACTACCAGAGCTCCACAGAGGTCTAAGAAAGATATCTTACAAGAGATATTAGAACATCCTCCAGTATCAATGAGAACTCATAGAGAAGACCTTATAATCTTTAATGGTAATGCAGAAGAACCTAGGCTAATATGGAGACAAGAAATGCTATCTATGATGGATGAGTCCCAATTAAGAACATTATTAACCTTTATAGAGAAACAAACAGAAACAAGAACAAAACAATATTAATAATAATATAAAAAATTAATTTGTAGAATCAGAAAAAATCATTATAATTTAATAAGTTAAAACCATGACTGAACAACAAATTGTAGAAAAAAAATACGACCTTGAGATATTAAAACTAAAACTTCAGATAAAAGAGCTAGAGCTTAATATAGAAGAGGTAACAATGTCCAAGGAAGAATATAAAGAGGGATTAGGAAAACCAAATGAAAATGTTTAATCTAATTAAAACAACTTTAAATTTTAAAAGTAAAGAAGAAGCTTTAAGGTTTCATCTTCTTGCTATATCACAGGAAGAGAATCTTAGACTATCTCCTTCTGATATTGATGTAGCAGTAGAGATATACATGAATGGATATAACAAATCTCTATTTGGTAATTGTGTAAATAAAGGATTCTTTAAGTCAGAACAGACAGTAAAGAACTCAGTATCCAAACTTACTAAGTGTGGAGTACTAGATAAAAGTTGGGGAGTTAGAAGAGTAAGTTCAAACTTCTTACCAAATATCATAGGAGATTATATATTTACCTATAAAGTTTTGTATGAAACTAATAATTAAGAATCATAAGAACATATATGAAGATGTTTCTAAAGATCTAAACGTATCCTTAGAATTAGTCCAAACCATAGGATCTCACGCATGGAAAGAGTTAAAGACAAAATTTAATACTCTTGAACACCATGAGATCTATATGCTTGGACTGGGTTCTTTTAAGAGTAGAAAAATGCAGATGATAAAGGAGATAAAATATATAGATCTTAATCTAGAAAATTTAGAGATGTCTAAATATCTAGATACTAGAGAAAAAATAATAGAGAAGAGAGAAGAACTAACACTTAAGAAAGAAAGATTACAAGCCTTATGTAATGAGATAGATAGAATAAGATTAGAAAAAAGAGAATTTAAAATAAGAAGAAATGAGCAACAAATGGCTGGAGGTATTTCAGAACAGGAGCAAGATTTGGGAAGGACTGAAGAATAATATCTTTAAAAAGGAACATATAGAGGAAGTCTACAATCATAGAATAGAAATATGTAAAGCATGTTTCTTATATGACGAAGTAGGTACAGGTTGCTTTGTTCCTGGTACACGGTCCATGTTGTAATAATAAAGCCAGTATTCCTGATAACATAAGTAAGTCAATGACACAGGGATGTGGTTGTTCTTTAAAGTTAAAACTTAGAAGTCTTTCATCTGAATGTCCAGCTCATAAATGGTTAGCATTGGTTAGTGAACAAGAAGAAGAGATGATAAATAACATGGTAAAAAAAGAAGATAATAATGAAGTTTAATGATTTAAACCATACATACATAAATGATAGTGGAGTACAATATTTAAGTGCAACATCATTTGTTAAGAAATTTGTAAAGCCATTTGATAGAGATCACATAGCAGCAAAGTTCGCAAAGAAGAATAAGAGAACGATAGAAGATGTTATAAACGAATGGAAGAAAGTATCAGATGAAGCTATAAAAAAAGGGATAGCTTATCATAAATTAAAAGAAGAAGAATTACTTGAATCAGGTTCCATTCTAATAGAAGACCAGGCACATTCAATAATTCCTCCTGAATATGAAGGGGAAACTAAAGTATCTAATTCCTTAAAGTTAGAACCAGGTGTATATCCTGAACTAATAGTATGGTCAGATAGATATAAGATAGCAGGTCAAGCTGATTATATCGAGATAACAAAATCAGGAAAGATAAACATAACTGACTATAAGACATCAAAGGAGATAAAGAAGAATGCTTTTAAAAGGTGGGATGGCTCAATGGATATGATGTCTTATCCTTTAAATAATTTTGAAGACTGTAATTTTAACCATTATTGCATACAAATAAATCTGTATGCTTTTCTTATTAAACAACATAATAGGAATTTAAAGATAGGCAATCTTAGTATAGAGCACGTTATATGCGACTTTAATAAGGATACTAATTCAGTAGAAATTAAAGAAGTAGTAAAATATGAAGTTCCTAATCTTCAGGCTGAACTTAAATCAGCTTTAGATTACTTTAAAGAAAAACAAGAATTTCTAAAATAATGGCTATAAGACTATTTGAAATAGAAGGAAAAACAATAAAGGCTTCTGAACATTGTTATACTATTGAAACCTTTAGAAAAATAATGGAAGAGTATCCTAAAGATCATAATAAGATATTTGCATTCTTTCATTACATGTGTTGTCTTAATGATGAAGAGAATCCTTTTGCTAATACTCCTGAAGCAGATAAAGAAGAACTTATCTTAAATGAAGTTGGTGGAGACTTTAGTATAGATGAAGAATTAATACATAAAGGATTAGACCTTTGTAAAAAGCTTTATTCTACTACTACATATGAAACCTATTTAGCTATTAAAGTAATGTTAGAAAAACTTGGTAATTATATGAAGACCACTACTCTTGTAGATGGTAGAGAAGGAAATATATTATCTTCTCTTAGAGTAGCCAAAGAATATGATGATGTTTGTAAATCTTTTGAATCAAGATATAAAGCTTTTAAAGAAGAAAATTCAAGTTTTGCAAGAGGAGGACAAAGTATGGGTTATGATCAATTATAAAGATGTTTACTAGTATACCTACCTATTCAACTAATACAAAGAAATGGACTCATACTAATTTTGAGACTAGGGAAGACTTTGTAGAATTTGTAAGATCAAAATTAATTAAACCAGGAGATTTAAAATTACATGATATTAATTCCTGGAGATTGCAAGCTATTAAGTATGAGAAAGATGGATTCTATACTGATAGTGTTTTTAGATCTACAGATTATCTAGACTATTGGAATTTTGAAAAAGATAAATGTAGAAAAGGTGTAATAATTGACGAGTTCTTTTTGACTCGTTATTATTATTTTTGGATAAACTTCCTTCCTATTAATGATAAGAAAGCAAATCAATTAAGGTTCCCTGAAATATGGGATAGTCAATATTACTTTTTTATATATCAATACTTAGCAGAATTAGAATATAAATATTCAGTAGTAGTTAAGAAAAGACAATGGGGTTCAACATTCCAACACTTAGCCATTTTACTAAATGAGATTTGGTTTGAACAAGGGTTTATTAATAAGATAGCAGCTTATGATGATGAATATATAAAAGCTGACTGGTCAATGGTAGAAGAGTATAGAACCTTTTTAAATACTCATACAGCTTGGTATCGTCCATTTAGTCCAGATAAGACATATAATTGGCAGCAAAGATGGGAAGTTAAAAAACAAGGACGTAAAAGTTTTGTTGGTAACTCCTCAATATTAAAAGGATTAAATCTTAAATCAAGTCCAACCAAAGGTGTTGGTGGTAAGAATAATAAATTCTATTATGAAGAAGCAGGCATAACTAAAACCATGACAACAACATGGGGCTATATAGATCCTGCTCTTAAACTAGGTGCTTTAACGACTGGTCAATTCCTAGCAGCTGGTTCAGTTGGTGAATTAGATCAATGTGAAGAACTAAAGAAAATGTCTATATTGAATCCAAAAGGATTTAATGTAATGACCATAAAAAATGACTTCGAAGAAAACCCAGATATAGCAGATATATGTTTCTTTGTTCCTGAATACTGGAGTATGCCACCCTATATAGATAAGGATGGCAACTCTTTAATAGAAGAAGCAAAAGCCTGGTGTGTAAAAGAAAGAGAAGATAAAAGAGAAAACTCCTCGCCCGAGGATTATCGTTTATATATATCGCAGCATCCATTTAATATAAGTGAAGCATTTGCATGGAGAAAGGATTCTATATTTCCACAAGATAAATTAATAAAGCAACAAGATAGAATCATAGAATCCAAGAAGTATGGCACTTCAGTAAATCTAGAGTATGATGCTATAGGTAAAATTAAACATACTATAATAGATAAGTCTCCAATAAATAAATTTCCATTAGAACTAAAAGATAATAAAGAAGGTTCGATAGTAGTATGGGAATTTCCAGAGAAGGATCCAAAACCAATGAATTACTTTGCTGGAGTGGATCCATTACAAGTAGATAAGAGCACAACTTCTGTATCTCTTTTTGCTATTTATATATTTAAAAATCTAACAGAAAAGACTTATACAGAAGATAAAGAAACCAAAATAAAATTAGAAGGTTACGCTCCAGTAGCAGCATATGTAGGTAGATATGAAGATTTAACTAAGGTTAATACTATTGCCGAGATGTTAATAGTTTGGTATAATGCACTTGTTGCAGTGGAAAATAATGTTAACTCTTTTATAAATCACATGCAACAAAAGAACCTACAAAGACACTTAGCTACCAAAGATCAATTATCATTCATAAGCGATTTAAGAACAAATAAAAGTGTATTTAATCCTTATGGTTTTAAAATGAATGAAACCATTAAGACTTATTTTATAGATATAATATATGACTATATAACAGATCCAATAGATGAAATAAAGAAGAGTGATGGAACTATTTATAAGACAGTTTATGGAGTAGAAAGAATACCTGATCTAGGATTCTTAGAAGAGTTAAAAATGTTTAGAGATGATCTTAATGTAGATAGATTCGTAGCATTTGCAGCAGGGCTTGCTTTAATGAAAGCATTTAGAAAACATAATCTAGGTGTTAGCAAGGTAGATACATCAGAAGATAAAAAAGAAGAACCAATAAAAATTATAATAAAAGATAAATCATTTTTTCATAAGCGTGATTTCATAAACCAAGAAGATTTACACATGATTTCTAATAGATCCTATTTTAAAAATTACAAATAATGGCAATAGCAAAGAAAACTACCAGTGGAGTAATATTAACAGCTAGACAACTATTGTCTGGTTATACTACTAACATTGATAGGAGATGGTTATGGAACACAGCACCTTTCCAAATGATATCAAAGATTGAAAAGGATGATGATTGGAAAAAATGGAATATGGATTGGCTTGAATATATTGGCCTTCAGCAGATAATGAAGGAGAATAAAAAGCTAATCAAGTATTATAGTATGGCCAATGGAGTAATAGATAAGTCTGATTACTTACAAACAAGAGATAATGAGTTTGCAGACTTAGTTGGAATTATAAGTAGTGAAACAGGATCTCCTTTTAGTTTAAAGTTTTATCCTATTATACCAAATGTTATAAATATATTAATAGGTGAGTTTGCCAAAAGAGATACAAGAATTATAGTAAAAGCAGTAGACGAGTTTTCTAAGAATGAAGCTCTTGATGCTAAAATGCAAATGCTAACACAGATTCTTGTACAGAATGCTCAAACTAAAATTAACGATCAATTAAAGCAACAAGGCGTAGATCCTGGTTCAGATCAGGGAAAACAACAAATGGATCTTGCTGCTCAAATGGCTCAGGCTGAAGTTAAATTTAAAAACTATAGAGGAATAGCAGAACAATGGGGACAACATGTTCTTGATAATGATCAAGAAAGATTTAAATTAAATGAATATGAACTAGAAGGATTTAGAGATAGCCTAATAGCTGATAGAGAATTCTGGCATATAGAAATAAAAGAAGATAGTTATTGTGCTAAACTATGGAATCCTATTTTTACATTTCAACATAAATCCCCTGACGTATACTATACAAGTGAAGGTAATTATGCTGGCCAAATAAAATTATTTTCTGTACCAGACGTAATAAATATGTTTGGAGATCAAATGGATGAGAATCAATTAGAACAACTTAGATATGCTCAATCTATAACTATATCTGGTAATAATGCTCAAGATGACACTCGTAAGCATGATCCAACGATGTTCTGGGACGCAACCAGACCTTACGATAGACAACAGCCTAATAGCATTCACTATGAGCAATACATGGGTGTTAAGCAAATGAAAGAGGATATGACTAACTTTAGTTGGAATGAAATTCAAAGATTATCATTAACAAACTCTGTTTGGTCCAATCAATCTTTAGTTAGAGTAACTCAAGTATACTGGAAGTCACAAAGAAAAGTAGGACATCTTATAAGAATAAAAGATGATGGAACTATCGTAATGGAAATAGTTGACGAGGATTATAAAGTAACAGTTAAACCAGTATATGATAAATCTATTAATAAACAGGAAACAAAAGAGAATCTTGTTTATGGAGAACATATAGATTGGATATGGATAAATGAAGTATGGGAAGGAACTAAAATAGGTCCTAATAGTACTACATATTATCAATCAAGAGGATATGGATTTGAACCAATTTATATAAATGTTAGGCCATTACCTTTCCAATTTAAAGGAAAAGATTCCTTATTTGGAGCTAAACTTCCAGTAGAAGGCAAGATATTTAGTGAAAGAAATTCCGTTAGTTATGGATTAGTAGCAAAGATGCAATCATATCAAATAGGTTATAATATAGTTACTAACCAATTAATGGATATGCTTGCTGATGAGAAAGGAAATGGAAAGGTATTTGTTATGGATCAAAATATGATTCCTAGAAACTCATTAGATGGAACATGGGGTAAACATAACTTTGCTAAGTTCCAACAAGTAATGAAAGACTATGGAATAGCCTTAATAGATACTTCTTTACAGAACACAGAAAATCCAGGAACAAACTTTCAGCATTTTCAGTCTGTAGATATGAGTAATACAGATATGCTCTTAGGTAAGATAAAGATTGGAGAATACTTTAAGAATGAAGCATTATCTGTAGTAGGTATAACTCCTCAAAGAGTAGGAGCAGTTCAAGCTAGTGAATCTGCAACTGGTGTACAACAAGCTGTTAATAATTCATATGCTCAAACTGAAATATATTTCGAGCAACATATGAACTCTCTAATGCCAAGAGTAAAACAAATGATGCTAGAAGCTGCTCAATTTACAACAGCAAATCAAATAAAGAATAATGGATCTGCCTCGATAAATTACATGACTACTGATGAGGAGATGGTATGGTTCCAAATAGAAGAAGATAAATTACTATTAAGGAACTTTAATATCTACCCAATGAGTAGGCCAAATATTAAAGCAGTCTTAGAAAAGTTAAGAGAGTTTGCAATGCAAAATAACACAGCAGAAGGTTCTCTTTACGAAATGGCTCAAATACTTACTTTAAATAGTCCGGCTGAAATCATATCTAAGCTTAAAGAAGCTGATGATAATAGGCAACAACAACAGCAATCTCAACAACAACAAGAAGCACAAATGCAACAAGAGCAGCAGAAATTTGAATCTGACCAAGCTGATAAACAAAGGCAACACGATGATTACTGGAAAGAAAGAGAAATACAAAAAGATATATATGTTGCTGAGATCAAAGCTATGGGAGTACCAGGACAAGATGATAGAGATAACAATGGGATTTCCGATGTACTCGAAGTTGATAAGTTTTTACATCAGCAAGGAATCGATTCTCAAGACATTATTATAAAACAACAAAAACTTGCCAATGATAAGCAGGCACAAGAGAATAAGATGAAAACTGATAGTAAAAAAATAGATGCAGAAAAATATAAAGCTGATACTGACTTACAAATAGCAAAAGAGAATAGAGCAGCTGCTGCTATAAAAGCAAAAAAGAAGCCAACCAAGCAATAGTGTTACTTAAAAAATTGTTTTTAATTTTTAAAATTAGATTTGGCAATTTGAATTAAATTAGTTATTTATTTATAAACCAACAGAAATTATGGCTGACGTAGAAGTAAAAGAGTTAACTCAACAAGAACTATCTGCAATCCTTTACGGAGGTTCAGATCAACCAGCAGGTTCTGCAAAGATGGATAAGCCTGAAGAAAAAGTTGTTGAAGAGAAGGTTATAGAACCTACTGAAAAAGAGGAAAAAAAACCTGATAACAAAGATAAAACGCCAGTTGATACTAACTTTAACTGGACGGATTTAGAAAAAAGTTTAGAGAAAGATAAAGATGTTAATGACGAGGGTAAAGTCAACGTTGATCTTCCTAATAAGACTTCAGATAATAAGGAGCCTAATAAACCTGGAAGAAAAGTTACAGATCTTTTATCAGTTGTTAACGAGCTGATAGAAGAAAAATTACTCTTTGAATTTGAAGATGGTGCTCCTAAGACTATCGAAGAAGCTAAAGAGCTAATAAGATTAAACCTTGATCAAAAGGAAAAAACTACAGATGATCAAGTATGGGAAAGAAAACTTTCTTCGTATAGTCCACAAATACAAGCTATTATAGAATATGCGGATAAAGGTGGAACTGATGTTTCTCCTCTTATAACAGCAATATCTGAGATAGAAAGAACCGGAGATTTCGATGTAGAAAAAGAAAAAGATCAAGAAGATATTATAAAAGAATATCTTAAGATTAGTGGATGGGATGAAGCAGATATCAAAGAAGAAATCGAAACTGCAAAAGACCTTGGCAAATTAAAACAAAAAGCTGAAAAGTTTTTTCCAAAATTAAATCAAATGAATCAAGAAAGGATTCAAATGATAATGG